GGTATTAGAGCCAAATATACTTGTTAGGAAATCAGCATATTTTTTAGGTGTGGACTTTGCTGGTTATGGTGGTGATGAGAATGCTTTTGTAGTGGTTGAAAGATTAAGCAAGGATGTGTTAAGAATGGTGGAGATTGTTACTACTAATTCTGAACAAATAAAATACAATATGACAGGCGATACAATAGACAGGATTATCAATCTTGATAAAAAATATAATTTTAAAAAAATTTATGTGGATGATGGTGGTATGGGCTCTCCTATTTTTGATGTGCTACTACAGACTAATAATGTTAAGAGAAAAGTGGAAGCTATTAACAACTCTAGAAGAAGTCTAGACAGGGATGACAAGCGCAAAAAAACATTAATGAAAGAAGACTTGTACAGCAATTTGCTGAGACTGATGGAGCAGCATAAAATAGAATTATTAAAATCTTCTGAACTTGCGCTGAGCTTAAAATCTGTCCAGTATGAATTTGATGATGATAGTGGAAGACTAAAAATCTTTGGAGAATATACACATATTTGCGAAGGATTAATCAGAGCTGCTTGGTGCATAAAAGACAAAAGTTTAAATATTTATATCTACTAGATAATGGATGGCACATACAGGTATATTTGCAACAAGTGGAGCAACACTATTCAAGGCAGGCGCTAACCACACTGCTATTTCTGAAGACCAAATGAATGAGATACATAAACAGGTAGAGAGTACTATCAACTCACAGACAAGAATTAATTTCTCAGACTCATACGCTGCTCTTAATGCTGATGTTCAGGGTATACTATCAGAAATCTCCAGCAACTTGACAGCTATGTATGTTATTAATTATGATATGAGTGGGTTTACATCTAGAAGCGAAGCTCAAACTATGTTAGATGTATTATTAGATGGAGCTAAGAGAGGCCTTGCATTAATAAAAGATAAAAAACAGACCGACTTTATAAAAGGAGCATAATGGCAGTACCACAAACTTACAGGAAATCAAGCGAAGGAATAATAACTTATGATTACTTTGATGTAGCATCGGCTACTGGATTGGAAACATTTTATTTAGGTAAGACTGTAGATAAATATTTGCTGGCTAATGTTGCATTTTATAGTGATGCTGTTATGACAAATTCTAATCAGGTTTATAGTGATGGCTCTTTTGTATTGCTGCACGATATAGATTTTGATACAGAGTTCAAGCTGCCTAGAACATTACAAGGGGAAGCTGTTGTTAATGTACCTTTTGGTATTTTTGCTGTGACTGCGGGTGATACTTTCAGTGCTTATATTATAATAAAATTAAGGAAATGGGATGGTACAACAGAGACAGAGATAGTTAATAATCAGGGCTCAACAATATCAATAACAACAGCAGGAGGTAATGAGTATGAATATGGTATGGCCTCTATAGATTTGACAGTACCTAAGACACATTTCAAAGCTGGAGAAACTTTAAGAGTTACTGTAGAATACTATGCTAAAAATCACGATGACCCGTCTAACGCTGACTTCTTCTTTGGACACGACCCCAACGCAAGAGCTACAAGCGACCAAGACACTAGAACATTTGGCTCAGAAGTAGGAGCTGCACAATCAATAGCATTAATACCTTTTGACTTAGACTTATAATGGCAGACACAAGTATATCAACAAGCACAGTATCGGATATGGATAGTAGGGTTACTGACTTTGAAGTAGACCAAAAGACTACAGATGGAGTAGGAGCTCAGAAAGAGACTACTTGGACATTTGATAAGTGGCCTCAATACTTTGGATACTACAAACAGATACCCGAGCTCAAAGCTAGTATAGATGCTATTGCTAAGTGGACTGTGGGGAAGGGTTTTCAGTCGGATGATGAGACAACTGTGATACTAGATAATGTCTTTGGATATGGAGAAGATACCTTTAATACTATTCTAAAAAATATGATAATTGTTAGACAGATTAATGGTGATGCTTTTGCTGAGATAATTAGAAATAATGAAACTGGCCAGTTGCTTAACCTTAAACCTCTAGACCCAAGCAGTATAAAGATAGTAGCAAACGAAAAGGGATTAATAGAAAGATACGAACAGATTAATAAAACTAAAAAAATTACTACATTCAGACCACAACAGATATTACATCTAACCAAAGGGAGAGTGGCTGATGAGATACACGGGACAAGTATTATAGAAGCTGTTGAAGGAATTATTCTAAAAAGAAATGAGGCCTTAGAAGATTATCAAAAGGTATTACATAGGAATGTCTATCCCTTCAAGGTATGGCATCTTGACACTGATGACCAGACAGAGATTAATGCTTTTATCACAAAGGTAGAGAACACTGTAAGAGACAAAGAAAATATATTTATTCCCAAAGGTAATGTAGAGATTGAGATACCCAGTGTTGCTCAGAATGCTACGCTTAACCCTATGCCTTTTGTAGAATATCTTAGCAGCTTTTTCTTTCAGGCAGTAGGTATCCCTCAGATTATACTAGGTGGCAGTCAGGAGTTTACAGAAGCCACAGCTAAGATAGCTTACCTAGCATTTCAGCAGAGCGTAGAGGATGAGCAGAGAGATATAGAAGCTCAGCTATGGGCTCAGTTAGCTTTAAGAATTAAATTAGAATTCCCCGCAAGTTTGGAGAATGAATTGTTAAGCGATACAGCTAAAGATGGAGCAGAAAACATACAACCGAATGAGACGACGGCGGGCAGAGGAGCATAATGGAAAGTACAACCATAGGTTTACTGAGAGATGTGGGCTTCCCTATATTTGTAGCTTTGATATTACTCTACGACAAGTTAAAGAGCAACAACAATCTTATGAAAGTTGTAGAGAACAACAACGCTATACTTCACAGAGTAGAAAAAAAACTAGCCAAATAAAATGCCATTAGTAAAAAAGAAAAAACGAGAGCCGAGAAAGAAAACTCCTGAAGAGTTAAAGAGAGAAGAAGAAGGTAGTAGATTTATAAGGCAGAGAGAAAAGCTAGCAAGCAAGCAAGGTATAAGTTCTGAAGAAGCTATGAAGTTATTAAGTCTTTTTGAACAACAAACCTTTGAAGCACAACAAAGGCCTCAATTAGAAAGACAAGCTATGTTAACTGGAGCTCAGAGATTACTAGAACAGAGAGAAAGAGATTCAAGACAACAACCCGTGCCTGAAGAAGCAACCCCTATTATCTCACCACCCCCCCTACCACAAATCCAACCACAACCTATTCAACCACAACCCACCCAACCACAAGCAGCAGCTATACCTGAAGTAGGACTGGAAAGCGGACAGGCAGCCCCTTTTACTGCGGGAGATGTAACAGATTTAGCAACAGTATTTTTAGGTGGTGGAGGGATAGTAGTAAGAACTGGTGGAAAGGCCTTAGCTGTTTCAGGTAGAAAGGTTGCAGAGAATACTGCTAAGACTGCTGTAAAAAAAGGAACTGGGAAACTAACAGCTGCGGCTGTCGCATCTGCTAAAAGATTAGGTAAGGGAATACTAGCAACAGCGGCAGGTTTATATGCAGGTAGTAAAATATTAGCTGTGCCTTCTTCAAAATTACAAGCTATAGATACAGAGCTGGGACAGCTTAGAGAGACCATAGTCGCTCCCGTAGCTGCCGCAAAGAATGGAGCTATGACACCCTCAGAATCTCTAGATATGTTAGATGATTTAGAAGCAGCTGTAAATGAGCACGAGCGGACTATAAAATCCTTAGAAAATCAAATTAAATATACAACTTTAACACCTGAAAAATTAGGAGCTCCTTTAGCAAGAGTGAGAAAATTAAGAACTTTTATTAATGTTGCTAGACAAGATGTAGCTAACTTCGCAGTGTCAGGACAAGAGATTGATGTAGAAGAATTAGCATTATTGTTACAAGATTTTGAAAGGGGGTAGATAAAAATGGATGACGAAAAAGGCGAAGAAAAAACTGAAGAAAAGGAAGAGCAAAAGCCAGAAGATACTGGAGAAGGGGATAAGCCCGAAAGCACTTCTCTTATTGACAAAGCAGACAGCGCAGCTCAAAGGTTGGAAGAAGCCAACAGAAAAACAGAAGAGCTTATAGCAAAGCAGGAAGAGCTGGCAGCTAGAGAAACTTTGGCTGGTAGAGCTGATGCAGGACAACCACAAGAACAGAAAGAAGAAGAAGTATCTCCAAAAGAATACGCCGCTATGGTCTTAGCAGGGAAGATAAATGAAAGAGGAGAAAAAACAGAAACAACAGAGTGAAGACATAGGGCTGGTTGTTGCTGATAATGATGAGCAGGCCTTTTGGATGAAGATTAAATCTGATTCAGAGAGAGACATAGAAGGAATAAAAAAACAATTAAAATTCTTAGAAGCTGTTTTAGAATTGTCTAATACTAGAATAGAAAATGCAAAAGAATAAGGTGATTGTATTTATTGTTCTTGCTGTGATTGCTGGTTTTGTTATTGGCTTTATGGCTGGTACTTATGTGACTATAAAAAGTGTTGCAGAGATAGCCAGTGGTTTTATAGACGCTGATTTGATAGAGAAAGCTCTCTTTCAATATAAAGAACACATCAAGGCGTGCTATCCATCACTTACAAATGCATCTCTATATGCTGACACGGGGATGTAGCTTATTTGTGGATAAGTTTATTCACGATTTAGAAGCACAGAATTTTAAATATGGTGATGACTGGGTACAACTTGTTGCTAGGCCAGTGCAGTTATGGGAAGTAATATTTCCCAATGACGCACTGCCTACTGTTCTAAATACTGTCGGGTATGGAGAAGATACAAGATTTAAGACACCCCTTGCTTTCCTTAGGAAAGCTTTGGGAGCTAAGAAAATCCCCAAGATAGATATTCCTAAAGAAGACCAAATGAAGAGATTGGTGACTAGACAGAATGTTGCTACTTATCCTTTTGGAATTAGAGAAGATAATACTTGGGACTTCGGAGAATTGAAAGGTCGTGAAACATTATGAAAGGTTATAAGTTAGCTTTGCACAAAAGCTACTTTGATAAAGGATTGAGTGTGACTAGCTATGTTAAATATCTTATTGCTTTTTTTGGGATAGCTAGTTCTGATGTAAAGGCCACCTTAATACTAGGTGTAGCGTATGCTATCTTCAGTTATATCTTAGGAAGAATACTGTTTAAGGTAGGATATATAGAAGCTGAGCAGGAAGTTTATAACATTCACAATAAATTTGTGAAAGAGATGAGAAACAAAAGATTTAAATAATAGTCTGTCCTTAGTTTTATATGGCAAACGAGGCGACTTTAAAAGTAAAACTTGACGAAGCTATTGATTTCACTGTGGCAGATGGCGCAGGAATAGAAAAAGGTACAATTCTAGAACTGACTGACCCTAGAACTGCTGCTGCTAATAATGGAAGTGGTGATGTTTTTGCAGGTATAGCAGCTAGAGAGAAGATAGCTGATGATGGGAGAACTAGACTAAGTGGTTTCAGGAGAGGTATTTTTGATTTGACTAAAGCAAGTGGTGGAGCTATTACAACTGGGCAATGGGTTTCTACGAGTGGAGCTAATTTAATTAAAACTGCGACTGAGGCAGAGATAGCTGCTGGTAAAGGTGTAGGTATTGCATTAGAAGATGCTGCTGTTGCTACTAGCGAAGTTATTGAAGTTTTGGTAGGAGGTTGTTAAAATGACAGAAGAAGAAGAACAAAAAGCTGAGGAAGAAGCTGGTGAAGAAGCACAAGAACCTCAGGAGGAATAATGGCAGACCAAGTAGAAATGCAGGACATTAGAGGACTAGACATAGATAAACTTGCGAAAGGTTTCGCAGAAGAAGAATATACTATGCTTGCAGAATGTCAGGTTAGTTCTATGACAGGTGATAGTATAAGATGGTATCAGAAGACAGCAGGAACATTAACCGCAACTTCTCCATCAGAGATTAAGAATGTATCACCTTTAAGTGTACCCGCTACTCTAGAGGTAAGCTGGACTAGAAACACATCTTATCCTAAGAAATACTTTGTTGAGGGCTTTATATCTATGGAAGATATTAAGAGCGCTGACTTGGATGTACTTGCTACTACTTTGAGAGATTTGACTAGGTCTATTGTTAAAGCTCGGAATGATGATGTATGGGATGTGTTAAGTGAAAGTCAATCACCTAGTAACATACAGACCTTTGCTACTACTGCTATTGGTGGAGACCAGTGGGATGCTGCTAGTGCAGCTGGTAATCCAGTATTAGACTTATTGCACGCTAAGAAGCTGATTTATGATAACTACTACAACCCTGAAGGAGCTACTTTATTGCTAGACCCGCTAGGTTATAGACATCTTGTAGACTGGCTGATAACTGGTAAGGGCTCAAGTATACCGGGCTTTTCAAGTGAGAAGATTAAAACTGGTGTTGTTATGCAGATACTAGGATTGAATGTAAAAGTAAGCACAAGTGTAACAACTGACTACGCTATGGTTATAGTACCTAAGAGAGCAGCTACATACAAAGAGCAGTTTGCTATCACCTCAAGAATAATCAAGGAAGAAGGTATAGGTAGTAAGATTAGAGTGTGGACTGCTGGTATAACTTATGTGACTGACCCTAAATGTATTGTCTTAATATCAGACATTAATACTTAAAATGACAGCAGAAAATCAAAAGAGATTATATGAACACTTTAAAGAGACTGGGCAGGAAGACAGAGCACAGGAAATTCTAAAAGCTTATCCTGAATTTGCAGAAGCAAAAACAGAAAAACCTAAAAAGTCTTAATACTTCTATTTCTTATGACAATCGGAAGCGTAACATCTGACGGTAGAGGCACTGTTAGCGAAGGTCCGGGAACTGTTGGGACAAGAGTTCTAGACAAAGACCACCCAGTAACCGAAGGGCTGATAGCTGGCTCAACCAAGCAGACTGGTAAACCTTATCTAGAAGAAGAAGGATGGTAAGTAAAAGAAAGACTGCGAAGTATATGCCTAAGAAAGTAACACCTCAGGTAGCAAATGTAGCTAGCATAGGCAAAGAGCCATTAGTCTTGCCTAATTATTCAGGTGTTCAGTATCATCCTCAGACAACAGGCCTTTTCTTAAAAAAGAATGTTGAGAATGATACTGATGATATACTGAGATTGGCCTCTAATCAGAGTGATGACGCTGGTGAGTTAATAAAGCTGAAATATAAAGATACTACTACTCCTGATGCTAAGGCAATAATAGCATTTGAAGACGAGAATAATGATAGTAAAGCGTGGCTGGTCACTCACGACTATCTTACATATCCTTCTGACCAGCATAAGCATTTCTCTATAGAAGTAAGTGATGATGCAGGAGCATTACAATCTAGGTTTACTATCCCCTATGATAATGATATTGCAGAGATGACTATTAACCAAGCAAATCTCACACTTCACAGAAACTCAGGAGAGATAAATGGGAATATAACCTTTGGTGGTTTGGGTGGTGGTGGCAATATAAGGCACAATAACGCTATGACAATCTACCCACAGGCACAGACTACAAGAGGTTTAAAGATAGATGATGATGGAAGTAATATAGAAATCAGTGCTTTAGGAACTGATACAATAGAGATATTAGATGATGTAGATGTTACAGGTAATATAACAGTAGACAGCTCCCTCTCTATAACAGGCGGCTCTATAGCTACAACTTCAGGAGAGCTAATTATTTTATCTCAAAGTGGAACTGTTGATTTTGATAATGAACACCTTACCACAACAGGAAAAGGAACATTTGGAGAAGTTGATGTAGATACTCTAAACCTAAATGGAAATACAATAAGTGATAGCACAGGAACTATAAGTTTTGATAATGACAATCTAACAACAACAGGAACTATAACAGGAGAACAAATAACATCAACAGATGATATAACAGCAACAGATGCTCTACTAGCGAACAGGGTTTTAGTAAATAGTTCTATTGCACAGATTAATTCAGCAGGTAAGTTTTTTGGTACAAGTATGGAACTAGAGGGCTCAACACCGACGATAAACCAAAAGGTAGAGAGAGCAGCTGGCGGTTTTGCGTTTGATTGTTTTGATTTAGATGCAGCACAAACAGGGCAAAGTTTTACACAGCAGGGAAAGATAGGATTGTTTGGAAATATTGCAGTACCCGTAACTCCTTCATATATATTTATGGGGGCAACTTCCACAACAGCGTGGAATAATGCAG